TGTGTTTGCGCCAAAAGACGCATATTTTCCAAATTTATATCCCATATTTTATCTCCTGTTAATTAAAAAATTATAATTGCCATAGAAGACCTTTCTCAAGGCTTGCAACCATAATTGTTATATTAATCTAAGTGGGGACTTTAACCTGCCCCCAAAGGTAAGTATTTTATCCTATACTTAAAGGGTCACTAATAGAACTAAGCTCCGTTAATGAACAAACATCCGACTTCAGGTCTGATGACTTTTAGACCATATCTCATAGACATGTACGAACCGACGATTCCGAAACCGGGGTTTGCTTGTTCTACTGTGAGAGGTCTTCTTTCTACGTAAACCATAGGTTTAACGGAAAGGTCAAAGATACCAAATCTGTCTGATTGGACGTATGCGTTGACGACTACATCTAATCCATACAATGAACCGACGACACCACTGGAAGCTGTTGTATTAACTGGACTTCCCGGCATCATAGCTGCTTGTGTTGGGTTAGCTGCACCACCAGCTTCTCCTTGTGCTGCTGTGAAAGCAGTAACAAAGTCACCTAAGTCTAATAAAGACTTGTAGTGAGCTGGGGAGATGAAAAGGTGGCTTGCATTGTAACCATGGGTTGATATGCGGTCGATACCTTGTGTGATATCAGAGAGAGCTAAGTCTCCTGCTGTGTCACCTGCGGCTCTTACGTATGAATTACGGATTAATCTGGTTGAAGATTCGTTTCCGTATGAGTTCAAACGTGAACTTCCGCTGTCGATATCAGCTGCTGTCATACCTGCTCCGAAGAATCCGGAGTATGGGTTAGTTGCAAAGGTTGTGATTGTAGCTTCAGTTGTGGTTTCATCAATTGCGATGGTTCCTAGTGTAGCATCGGCAGCCTTAGCACCGAACACAACTTTGACAACACTGTCAGTTATGTGACGGTCTACAGCTCTGCGAGCTTCATTCAAAGCCATTTCAACTTCGTTGAACCTTGAATCTTCAATCATTCTTCGGGTAACACCTACTGCTATACCCCACTCTTTAACTGCTACTCTCTCGGAGCGTAGTTTTGTGTGTTGGTATTCAGGAGTTGTTCCTTCGTTTATTTGCTCAAGCTTCATGCTTGGGCGGGCCATTGTAATATCAATATTACCGCCAGTATCTGTGGTCATTGGTTCTGCAAAGAAAGACATTACAGGAAGTTCAGTGACTTTGTAGTCCATGATAGCTTCTTTGTAATCAATAAGTACTCTCTCTCCTAATCCTCCGTCCACGGAGCCAGTGTTCAAACTGGTTAATATACCGGGTGTTGCTGTTGGATATTCTGTCATATTTCTTTATCTCCTTAGATGGTCTGACATTTATGTAGACCTGCTCCTGCGGTTGCTGCTGCTTCTAATACTACAGCTTGTGCTTTTGCTGCGGCTGCTGCATTAGTTGCTAGGATTAATTGACCCGGCGTTGCCGTTCCCATCATCATAGCTGAACCAGCTGCTACATCTGCACAGTTGATATTCAATACTACTCCAACACCAGTTACTAAGGAACCGACAGCATTTGCTGCAATGTTTGTTAGAGCAATACCTGCGTACGCAAATTTTTGTAGCGCATCGCCTGTGTCTGCTTTTTGCAATTTACCATTACCATCAATGGTACATGCATCTCCGGCTGTAATAGCTTCAGCTGCGGTATACGGAAGTATACGTGCTGGAGCCCCACCGTCATTAATTAAAATTTCTGTTGCCATATTTAATCACCTTTCTTATAGTAGTCAGCATTCAATTTGAATCTGCCACTGTTGTCTTTTGTAATACCGAATTCTCTCTTGACTTCTGGTTCTGTATCTTCTGAAGCTACTTTACCTTTTCCAAAAGTTCTTTCGACATCTGTGTTCGGCTCAGGCATTGCTGCTAGAGCGTCACTAAATCCAGTCAATCTGGATTCATCCCAAGCGGAAAGCTCTTCGACACGTGCATCTTTAGAAGTTTCTTCGACTGTACCGAATAAAATTTCTTTAGATATAATTGCTTCAACTGCTTCTAACTTTCTTGATTCTGCTTCTTTAGCTAATCGCTCTTCTTCTGCTGCTTTGAAAGTATCTAACTCTTTCATAGCTGCTTTGAATTCAGACTCGATTTCCTTTTTAGATGCAGACATCTCTTCAAGTTGTGTTCTTAATGAAGCGAACTCGCGCTCGACAATGCTTTCTGCGTCGGATTTTACATTAGTTTCTACTTTATCTTCTGACATAGTTTGTTCCTCTGTATTATCGCATCCACAATCTCCTTCATGGCCACCACAACCACAGTCGTGGTCGTCTTCAGGTTGCTGTGAATCACATTTCGTTTCTATAGTACATTCCTTACAGACTGGGTCCATCTTTTCATTGTCAATGAAACTTACCTCTGTAGGACGGATATTAGTGGCATAAGTGTCACCCATGACGTCAATATCGTTTGAGAACCAATCAATACTAACATGTGTCATGTCACCCTCCTTAACTTTGTTCATTACTTCTTCACCGCGGCCATATTTATTAGATACTGTTGCCAACATCTTTACTGCGGTCTTTCCATTTTCCATCTCGATTAGCTCCGGATTAGCAGCCATGCCGATTAGGTCCTCGGCTGTTCTTTGATGGTCTACATATATCGGAAGTTCTGTAAAAGAAGTTAAATTATCTTTTAACATACCTTTCTCAATATAAACTTTATTCATATCACCATCGACCTCATATTCATGAAGTCCTGATGTTATAGCGATGACTGGGAATGAAACAGAGTCTATTCCCTCTTCGCTTGTAAATGTCACTTCATCACTTTCAGTTAATGAAAGCGCAAATGACCTGCGAACTGGTTCGGTGTCTTTACCCTCTGCAAATTCCCGCTCAACGCCGTTCTCTTGCGCCCACATGCTACACATGCCAGCTGCAATCTCTTCAGGGTTATCAAAACCCCTTTTCTTTAGATTTGCTTTAGTAGTCATCATACATTTTTCAAATGTCATGTTCTATCTCCTGTTGCGTTCGCGGAGGGTTTATTACCCCTGTTCTGTGCTCTGGAAGATTCTTCAATCTTATCTTGATTTTTTCCTCCAGAAATATTAGCATTCTTATCTCCCTGTTCTTGTCTGATTGGAGAAGCCTTGATGTCTTCAGAAGTTTCCATATCTAATGTGGCTACTCCTTCTGGGTCTAAACCTCTTTCCTCTCTAACTTCACCGGGTGACAAAACTCCTTCTGATAAGTATATCATATCAGTCTTAGCTTTAACGAATGAATCTTCAACATTAATTTGCCTAAACTTAAATTTAGCTTCACCTTTTTCTAATTGAGGCATAAGCTGGGCGTTAAGTGCACCCTCTACCATCGTTTGTAGATATCTTACATAAGGTTCAAAAATAGGACGTGCTTTATCTGGGTCAGTCCACATAGTCTTTGGTGTTTTCAAAGCTACATGTATTTTATCCATTATATCATCAGTGTATTTTCCATACTCAAAAGCTCGTTGTGTGCCTTGCATTTCTTTAATAACTATGTCATTACCGTGAATGATATCTTCACCGGGTGCTAAATTATTAAAGGCATCTACGATTTCATTGATTTTATCTGGACCATACGGCATGTCAGGTAAACCAGCTGAGACATCATACCTTGAATTGGCATATTTGTTCAAAGCGGCACCTATATCACGTTCTGCATAGTCTTTTAAATCAACGAGGTATAATATTGGGTGTATATCAGATAAACCATAAGCAAAGTCATCGAATTGATTATTCTTTAATTCAATTATCTCAGACTCTTCAAACCTTATGTTTTCTTTATCATCGCCTATCTTTTGATAATAATATTCTATTTGACCATGTTCGTTTCTTTTTACAAACATGTTTTGACTAGACCTTAACACTAAGTTGTCTCCGGTCCATTCTAAATATCCAGTACCAAAAATACGGGCATTTCTTAACCAACCATATAATATATGTTCAATATTTATATCGCGGAACATTTCTTCTACTTCTTCTCTTACATCTTCGTCGGCTGTAACAATATCAAAATTATCTTTGACAGCGTATAAACACGGTAAATCAATTAAACTTCGAACTATAGGGTCAGATAAATATACATTCATGTATGTTCTATTCTTACCTATGTGTGGTTCGTAGTCTTTTTCACCACCGGCGGAGAACCCACGGTTAATTTTCAGGCGTTGTATAACACCTGCTCCATAACTTCTTGGGTCGTCTTCTTTGTACGTAGGATTACTTCCAACGGAAGCAAACGTACGTCTAACTCTATCTATAAACGACATGGCTATTTATAATTAACTTTAATGAGTATATAAAGATTGTGTTAGATTCCCCTTAGGGAATGTTTGTTTAGGCTATGTTTACGCTGACTTGTAGTGAAAAGTGGAGTACCTGAGTGCGTTCCTCTGTTTCCAACTGCTGCGGAATAGTTTTTATTAATTGGACGTGAAACTATTGATTGACTAAAGTTACCAGACATCGGTAACATACTCAAGGTAGCATGGAGTGCCATAGCTGTACTATCACAGTAATCATCATGTTTACCACCCGGTGCTGAAATTTTTTCTGTCTTATTAGCTGCATCCATAGTATATTCTAAGTCAATGTGCTCTTTAGTCCATTTGTATATTAATTTAGCCTCATCTTGTGGTAATCGCTCAGGATTGGGTACCTTTACCCTTCCTTGTTGCATATAAGAAGTAAAATCTCTATACATTTGTGTTTTAGTACCTTTTGGTCCACCAGTAAACACAAAGGCAACAAAATGAACATCAGTCTCTAAACACGCCAACCGTAAATCGTGTTCAACCGCACCGCCCATCCCAGTACAATCAACAATAAGACGAGTTGCGCCCAGCTGATTGGTAACGTCCATGATACGCTTACGTTGGTATGGAATATCATGTCCACCAGTTCTGGCATTGATTTCTTCAATGTATATAAGTCTTGCAATATTATCATTGTCAGATGCTTCAAGGGACCATGCACTAATAACAGTAGAGTTAACAGATTTGCCAATGTCAACACCGACAGTAATATTTGTTCCTCTCTGGTCTCCCCCATCCAATCTAGTAAGTTCGTAATCATCATAGCACGCCTTAACTTTTTCTGGATTAAATACATTCGATACAGACTCT